AATAATAAACTAAATATATATGAGTTGTTTAACTTCTGGATATAGTGTTAGTTGTTCTACAAGTTGCTCAGGCGGTCTTAATAAGTTCTGGTTGGCATCTATTGGAGATATAACTTCACTTACATTTACTTCTGGTGAATTGACAGCTATCACAATGGTAGCAACAAAAAAGTTTTATGAGTTCACTCCTTACCAAGAAACAGGTAGTTGGGTTGAAGCTGGTGAAAGAGTTAACTGTAATACAGTTGTTACTCAGACTTTGACCGGTGTATTCCCTTGCCACTCTCAGGATGTGAAAGATGCTATCGATGAACTTAAAGCGTGTTGTTGTGGATTCGTGGTTATTCACGAAGAAAACAATGGTTCTAAATGGATTTGGGGCGTTCCTCAATCTTTGAGCAATAACGGTGTTCACTTCCCTGCTCAATTGACAGCGTTTGAAACAACAACTGGTACTGCTATTAATGACCAGAACCAAGCGTCTATCACTTTGGTATCTCGCGGTACCGCTTTAGCATGGCCTGTAGACCCTGCTGTTGTTATTCCAGTTTAATCTCTTGCTTTGTTCGTTATATATCGGAGGGTGGTTTAATAGCCACCCTTTTTAAAATCTAAAGATATGTTTAAAGTAGACGAAAAATTCCTTAACGGTTTTGTTGTTTGTTCAAAATTTAAGGTTAACTTAAAGGATGCAACTCAAGAACAATTGGAGCATCTATACCATTTAGGTCATGAGGCTATAATTGTAGATAAGAAAAAAGTAAAAAACAAACAAGTAGACAATTTGGAATATGAAGAAATCAAATCTGAGGGCGAATAGACCCAACGTGAATCCTCCAACTCAGAACAAAGTACACGCTTGGACTGGTGTTCAACTTGGCGTTCGCCCTTTTTTAGTTGATGATATATTTAGAGAACCTACAAAGGAATTTCTCGATACTACGGTCGTAGAGTATTTACCATTTAATACGTACGACCTTTGGCGATTAGATAGAATTCAGGCTATCTGTAACAATTCGCCAACAACGGCATCAATCATTCAGCAAAAAGTAAATTATTCACTCGGTGACGGCTTTTATTCTGTACCTGCTTCTTCTCTATCTGTCTTATCGAGCCTTAAAGAACAAAGATTAGAGAACCAAACAATAACAATTGAGCAGGAACAAGAAATAAATGACTTTTTAACTAATGTCAATTTTGAGAATGAGAGTATTGAGGAACTGAGTGCAAAGATATTTAAAGACTTTGCAAGTTTTGGGAATGCTTTTATCGAATTGCAAAGAATCAAAGTAGGTAAGACGCTAAAATATACAATGCGTTTGCTACCTATTACATGGTGTAGACCTAAGAAGGCGGCAAAGGATGAACTTTACCCTACTCATATCGGTATAAGTTCTGAATTTGAACAACACTATGTTATCACTCCAAAAGAACCTATTGATATACCTTTATTCCCACACTTTGAGAAATTCGATGGTGTGGAAAAATCTATTATACATTTAAAGAACTATGAACCTACATTGGTTTATTGGGGAATCCCTGACTGGGTAAGTGCAAAGATATGGTCTGAATTAGAATATCGTATTCCTAAGTTTAACCAAAGTAAGTTTGAAAACGGTTTCACTCCAAGTGCTATCATTTCTCTTTATGGAAGTACAAATCAAGAAGAGGCACAAGAAGTAGTAAGGGCCATGAAAGACTGTTTTACCGGTACCGGTAACAATTCTAAGATGTTTATTCAGGCTTTGAGAGATAACTCTTATAAGTCAGATGTACAGATTTTAAATAACAGTTATGATGGCGAATTTATGCAATTACAGACTATTGCACAACAAGCTATTATTTCTGCTCACAGATGGACTATGAGTTTAACTGGTTTAAGAACATCTGGAAGTTTAGGTTCTAATCAACAAATTCGTTCTGAGTTTGACATTGTTTATAATACTGTTATCAGACCAAATCAAAGATTATTTTTAACTAAGTTTTTGAATCCAGTTATACAAGACGCTGGAAAATTCTTTGGTAAGAATTGGACTAATATTGCTTTGGACATTGCCAAACCTATGCCAGTCTCTTTTGCAGGTGACTTGAAAATAGAGAACGTATTGACTTTGGATGAGCAAAGAGCGGAGTTAGGATTCCAACCTTTACAAAAACAAAATGATGGCTTAGATACACAACCTTTACCTGAACAAACCTTAGGAGAATAATGAGTTTAATTAAACCACAAGAAGTAGTCAATACTGGCATATATAGAGCCGCTCCAGTTAATACGAGATTCGATATTAACATTATCAGTCCGCATATACAAAGTGCTGAAGAGCGTTTCATTTTGCCTATACTAAAGAAGGATTTATACGATGACATGGTATTAAATCAAAATCCTTTAGTAAGTAACTATAATCCAGATGCTGGTCCAATAGTTTTAAAGTTTCCTACTAATGCAGCCTATGAAGCGTTATGGACTTCCTACGTTTTAAGATATTTAGGTTATGTTATTTATTACGAGGCTTTACCTTATTTGACATTCCAAGTTAGTTCTAAGGGTATCTTTACTAACGATAGTGAGTTTGCATCAAATGGCGGTTTGGCATCGGTTAAATTCATGCAAGATAACACGCTTCAGAAAATAGATAATTTAAAACCTTTAATAGAAAAATATCTTTGTGATAACAAGACTACTTTACCTTTGTTTGATTCTAAACATTGTGACTGCCATAGTTGCGAGAATGATGATAATTGCGGTTGCGGTTATGGTCATGAGTGCGGTTATTTTTTAAGAGCAGGGTTCTATTGCAGAACTTGCAGAACGCGTAAAAACAATTCTACTAATATAATATTATACTAAAATGAATATAGTAAAACAGTCAACTGGTAACGTAGTTTTGACAGATAACTCTGGAAACATCGTTAAGGTATTTGTAATGGTTAACGCTTTGGATGTTGTTAGTTCAAATGAGATTATTATTAAATATGGAATGAATCAATGGACTACACTCTTTGCGGACCAGATAGATAACACTCAAATAGAACCAGCAGCGGCAGTTCCTTTTAACGGTAACGCTTACGCTTTAGTTACTCTACTTAGTAGCTCTTTTTTTTTTGAGTTAAGTGGGGGCGGTGGAAGTCAGAATCTAAGTTCTGTTTTAACTATTGGGAATAGTGCTGGATTGTTAGATATAAATCTTAACAATAATGACCTACTCAATACTGATAAGATAGATTTTAATTTAGCGACTACGGATACGGCTGGAGTTGGTCAGCTTGTATGGAATGATAGTTTAGGAACTTTAAACTTAGGTCTTAAAGGTGGCACTACAATTTCAAATTTAGGTCAGCATCTTCATACAAGGGTTGTTAATAAGACTTCTCCTTTAGTTCCGCTAACAAAGGCAGGTTATGAAGTTGTAATTGTTTCAGGCGCACAAGGGCAAAGGTTAGCAGTAAAAAAAGCACAAGCAGATAACGATGCTAATAGTGCAGGTACACTTGGTGTTGTTTGTGAAAATATAGCAGTAAATCAGGAAGGCTTTATTTGTTCAGTCGGTCAAGTAACTAATATCAATACAACTGGGTCTTTGCAAGGTGAAACTTGGAACGATGGCGATTCTCTTTATTTAAGCGGAACTACTGCTGGTGCAATAACAAATGTAAAACCTACAGCACCAATTCATGAAGTAAGGATAGGTTATGTTGAATATGCTCATGCTATCAATGGTAAGATTTACGTTAAGATTGATAACGGTTACGAATTGGATGAACTACATAATGTAAGTATAAATCCTTTGACACTTGCAAATAATAATATACTAACTTATGAAAGTTCTACTCAGCTTTGGAAAAATAAAACATCAGAAGGTTGGGATGTAATCGTAAAAAGTGCAAGTCAAAACGTAAATAATGCAACCTTGACTGATGACTCTGAACTGCAATTTAGTGTAGTTGCTGGAGGAAGTTATATGATTCAAATGGTTTTAGCTACGGCTTCAGATAGTTCGACAAATGACTATAAGTTTGGTTTTGCAGTAAGTGCAGGTACTATGACTGGTGTAGGGAATGCAGTCTGTCGAAATGCTACTAATTCAGGAACTGTTACTGTAATTTCTGCAACTGCTGCGAATGTAACTAATAGTGTTGTAATTGGACAAAATACTGGAACTATACCGAGTGGAACTGGAATTGTAACGGCTACAATAGACTTCGGTTTTTATGCAACTTCAAACGGTGTTTTTAAATTTCAATTTGCTTTGAACTCAGGCGCAACAACTGCGAGAACTTTTAAAGGAACAATTTTAAAATATAAAAGATTAGACTAATATGGCTTTACTACTAACAAAACAAACAAATACTACTCCGATATTGATTAAAGGGTCAGATATCGAATTGAATTCTCTTTATGTAAGAATTATTTTTATTTGTAATTTAGATGGCTCTTTGACTATCACTTACAATACTTACCTAAACCATGATTTATTCTTGGAAGGTAAGACTATTGACACAGATGTAAAAAATACTACTTACAATTTTGTAATCAGCGAAACTGAAACACAATCTTTAGAAACTGCTCTAAACTATATGTGGCAAGTTTTTACTGATTTGGGATACAATACAACAATTATTTAAATAGACTTTTGGAATGAAATTATTAAACGATACTTTGAGCGTACTTCATACGGTATTATTGACTCTTATTACATTCTTTGCCCCTATTCATGGTGTAGTATTGACTGTTATAAGTTTTATACTATTTGATACGGTTATTGCTTACTGGAGAGTTAAAAAGACTGGTGTTAAATGGACATCTAAAAAGTTAAGAGTAGGCTTAGTTCAAAAGTCAATTACCTATGTAGCACTTATCGTATTGTTTTTTTTAATGGATAAGTTTATTTTAAATGAATTTGTAAAAACTTTTGTAAATATTGATTATTTTCTAACAAAAGCGTTAACTTTAATTTTCATTTTTATCGAATTTACTTCTATTG